TGGAGAGGTTTGTAAAAAACTTCGTGCCTTTAAAAAAAATAAGAAAAATATTATGGTTTCCATTGTAGGGTTTGGTAGACCTAAGTTTGGTGCTGCCCCTGCAGTAAAAAAATCACAAAATAAAGTAAAAACATGCTCAGCATGTGGTCAAAATATTAAATAAAGTGATTCCAATTTTTATTGGAGGAAGCCCAAGAAGCGGAACAACAATAACATTAGAGTTATTAGGAAAACATTCAAAGTTTTATGCAAGTGTGCCAGATGAAATAAAAATTTTAACAAAACCAGGTGGACTGCTAGACTCTTTTGATAACAAAAAAAATACTGTTGATGAAATAAAAACCAAACACTTTAATTTTTTTAAAAATCAAAATGAATTTAAAAAAAATGCAAAATACTTGGGAGATTCTACACCGAATAATACAAAAAATGCATCAAGAATTAAAAATATCTTTATAGATGCAAAATTTATAAATTTAATAAGAGATGGAAGAGACACAGCATATTCTTTATTTTTGCATACTAGAAAATATTCTAAAGATTGGGTAATATTTTCTAAACCTCAAACAGAAATTGAACTTTTAGTTTGGTGGGAAAAAAGAGTTATTAGTTGTTTTGATGAATTTAAAAAAATTAATAAAGAGGATTATCTATTATTAAGATTTGAAGATCTTGCTATAAATAATAAACAAAATTCTTTTTTAAATATTTTAAAATTTTTAAATATAGAAAATGAAATAGAAATTCAAAAATTTTTAGATGATAAGGTAAATTTTGAAAAAATGTCTGTTGGAGTTTGGAAAGAAAATATCACAGAATGGAAAAATTTTAACAAAAAATATGATGAAATTCTTTTAAATTTAAAAAAACAAGGCATTTATATTGAAAAATATTATTAATATCAAAAGTTGAAATATTGTATTTTTTATGATATACTTAAATTAAAATATAAAGGGGTATCTAATGACATGTATTGCTGTTGTGCGTGATCACGCAACTAATAAGATTTATATGGCTGGTGATCGTGGCGCCTCAGATGATAATACAATCCTTCCATTAACATCTCCAAAGGTTTGGAAACTTGGTCCATATTTAATTGGATATGCTGGTGCATTAGATGGAGAACGTATTAGATATAATTTTAATCCATACATACCAGACATAAAAGATTTAGATAAATTTATGCAAACTAAATTTATTAAACAACTTAGAAATTTTTATGAAGACTGGTGGGTGGACACGACTAAAGAAGGAGATCTAGGTCTTATTATTTGCATTAAAGGTCAAATATATGAACATAATGCTATTGATATGTCCCTATCAAAATATAATTTAGATTATTTAGCAATGGGTTCAGGAGCAGAATATGCTTATGGATATTTATCGGCTACAGAAAAATCTAAAAATCCTCGTAATCGTGTTGTTGGAGCGATTAGTTCAGCAATAAAGTTTAGTCCTACTTGCATGGGGCCAATTGACGTAGTCAGCATTTAAGAGTATACTTTATATATGGCAAATTTTGATGATATATTAAAAAATTTTCAAGATAAAACATTAAGTCTTGATGAATTTGAAATTTGGTTAAATAATGGAATTGAACGGGGATGGATAACAGAACCGTTTTGCAATACTCATGATGGAGATCCATACATGACAGAAGAAGAGCAAGAAGAATGGGAATCAGGTGGAGACCCATGTCAGGTTGTATTTAAAATAAAGGAGTAAAAAATGAAAAAAATATTAGGTATTTTATCTTTAACATTAGCAATTTTAACTTTGTCTATTAATAGTGCACAGGCAGGAGAAACTGGTGAACCAGTTGGTGGTTTTGCAATTGTTAATCCAGAAACTGGCGTAGTTCATGGTGTAATTACTGGAAGTATTGAATATTTTGGCAATAATGATAAGACCATGGAGTCTGAATATATGGGCTGCCCTGCAGGTTGTTTAATAGTTCAACAATCTACTTCAGATAAAAATGGAAATATTGGTGGTGTCCATGGGCCAAATGTGACATACAATGATAATCGCAATGTTTTCCAAGTTACCGAAACAAACACAACTCAAAGTCAAACAGTTATTGAATCTGCATCAAGCACATCTGCAATTGAAACAGAGGTTTCAGTCTCACGCTCAGTCAGAAATTATGAGTTTGGAGTTCAAGACTTTACAAATACAAATGGAGCATTTCAAATGACTGAGGTTGCTCCTGCTCAAAATACAAGCGCAGTTGTTTCTGCAAGTACAAAACAATTTGTTTGTGAAGAGTCAACACTATTATGCTCTTCAACAAGAAGTAATTCATCAAACATTTTATTTGATGAGTTGGTTTTATTTAATGAAAGATCAACTATTGTTCAAATTGAAGAAAAATTAATTACAGAATCAAAAAATAAAATTATAGAGCAACTTGGTTTAATATTAACTATGTTAGAAAAATGGACACTTGAATAATTAAAGTGTTGCGAAAGTAACTCAATGGTAGAGTACTACCTTGCCAAGGTAGATGTTGCGAGTTCAAATCTCGTCTTTCGCTCCAAGGCCCTATCTTCTAGTGGTCAGGATACCAGGCTTTCATCTTGGTGAGCAGAGTTCAATTCTCTGTAGGGCTACAAATTCTGATATAATAGTTATATACCTGCCCATAAGGGGGGTATATTAACTTATTCGCTTGAAAGGGGAATAAAATGGTAACACAGTTCGCAATGGATCTATTCAATGATCCTTTTTTTATTGGCTTTAACAGAGAGTTAGGCCGTTTAAATACAGCACATAAAGTAAATTCACAATCATATCCTCCATATGATCTTTTAAAACTAGATGAAGATACATATCGTTTATCTACTGCTCTTGCAGGATTTACTAAAGAAGATATTAATGTTTCAGTAGACAATGGAACCCTTGTAATTAAAGGTGAAATTGTTGATGTCACAGATGCTGAAGTAGTTCACAAGGGAATTGCTGGTCGTAAATTTGTACGATCCTTTGCTCTTGGTGAATATATGGAAGTGTCTAGTGCAGAACTAAAGGATGGAATGTTGACAATTAACATTGTTCGTGTTATTCCTGAAGACAAAAAACCTAAAGTAATTAAAATAAAATAAAAAAGCAACCTGGGTATGTTGTAAAACTGCCCATTATTTGATATACTTGTAGTAGAACTTAAGGAGAGTTTATGCCTAGATACGACTACAAATGCTCTATTTGTTCTTCACAAATTGAATTTGAAAAATCAATCGGTGATGATAAATCTCCAATATGCTGTAGTGAATCCATGCAAAGGCTTTGGAGCGCTCCTGCTGCAATTTTTAATGGTAGTGGATTTTATTCAAGCGACAACAGAAAATAGATGTATAATAATAATATGACTAACATTGTTAAAGAACATCCAAGTTTTACAGAAAAAAATTGGAAAATTAATAATTTAGATCGCTGTGATTTATGCCAGTCTCAGGCATTTATTAAAGCAGAAGGACAAGTTGGATCTCTTTATTTTTGTGGACATCATTATAATAAAATTATTAAAACTTCATCTGGATATGCAAATTTAATGAAATTTGCTTTTAATATTATTGATGAAAGAGAAAAACTAAAAGAAAGGTAAGAGTTTATGTATGAATATTTTGTTAAAGAAGTAAAGAATGTTGTTGATGGTGATACTATTGATGTCATTATTGATTTAGGTTTTGATATTTTATTTTCATCTCGTGTTCGTTTGGCTGGAATTGATACACCAGAGTCTCGTACAACTGATAAGGCTGAAAAAGTTCTTGGTCTTGAGGCAAAAGAATATTTAAAAAAATATTTAAAGGATGCAAAGTCTGTAGTAATTCGTACAGAAAAAATGGATTCATCAGAAAAATATGGACGTATTCTTGGATGGGTATATGTTAATGGAGAATCAGAATCTATAAATAATAAAATGATTAATGATGGATATGCCTGGGGATATCTTGGTGAAACAAAAGTTAAAGATTTTGAAGCATTAAAAAAGGCTAGAGCAAAGTCTAATAAGTAAAAAATGATTTTATCAAAAGATAATAATTTTTTATTATTAAAAAATCAAAAAGTTGGCGGGACCTCTTTAGAAGTTGAATTGTCAATGGTTCTTCCAGAAAATGCAATAATAACTCCAAGAACATCTAGTGATCCAGAGTGGGCAATTAAAAATGAAAAAATTTTTTTAAATTATAAACCCAGAAATTATAAAGGGTTTCACAATCACATGTCTTATTCTGATATACAAAATAAAGTTAATTTAAAAAATATAAAATCTTATGTTTTTGTTAGAAATCCGTATGATGCTGTTTTGTCTCATTTTTTTCATAGATTATATTTTATTGATAAAAATAATGTTTGGAATGAATTAAAACAAAAAGAAAAAAATAATTTAACAAATAAATATTTTAATAATGAACTTGGTTGGTCTTGGCATACAAGCAATAAATATATTTATTTATCTAAAGAAAATAAAATACAAGTTGATGAAATTTTATTTTATGAAAATGGAATAGAGTTAGAAATAAATAAAATATTACCTAAACACAGTATTCCTAATATTAAAATTACCGCACAAGAAAAAGCATTTAGACCAAAAAATATAAAACCAGAAGATGTTTTTTCAAAAACTCAATTACAAAAAATTTATAGTGAATGGAATTGGGAATTTAATGAGTTTGGATATAAAAAATGAATAAAAATATTTTTGAAGGTATTGAATGGAATGAGTCACATAGAAATTTTGTTGGTTTACCACGACCATTTTCAAAAGTTAAAAAAACACATCGTAAAATGTCCAAACTCGCTGATAAAGTTCCTGTGCCTTGGCAATCAGCAGCAATAAACAATATAAATGGATTTTTAAGAGTAATTCAAGAAAATGAAGATATTGTTTATTATAAAAATTTATGTTCCTATTGTGGAATAAAAATAAATGATGATGAAAATGTTGTTAGATGGAAAAATCCAAATACTGATAAAATTAAAAGTGATGGAAATTTTGTTTTTTCAGATATACATCCATTACACTTAGAGTGTATGAAAGAAACAAGGACTTATTGTCCAGGAATGAGAAAAAGAAAAGAAAAAGAATTTGAATATGGTAATTACTCAAATTTAAAAGTAAAATCACAAGAAGAAAGAAAAAATATTATGAATAACAATATATTAAATTTAACAAACGTTTTTTATTTTACTGCAGATTGGTGTCAACCATGCAAAAATATTAAACCAATAGTAAAAGAAATTAACAGAGATAGACCAGGTTTAAAATTTCAAATGATTGATGCCGATATAGAGAAAGAGTTGGTAAATAAATTTGAAATTAAATCATTACCAACTTTTATTATTATTAATAAAAACCAAGAAATTCAAAGACTAACTGGATCACAAACAAAAGAAAAGTTGCAAGAGTTTTTAACTTTTGCTGAAACGGGGAACTATGAAAAAATTATTCAAAAGGATCTTTAATCCAGATGGGAAAAATATGACTTCAGATGAAAATGAAATGATTGAAAAGTTAATTCTTGATGGAGCACTTGAAGTTGCAGGTGTTGATTCTGAAGATGGCTCATTGCTATATTCATTTACCCCCAAAATTGAGCAGGTAATGCCAGAACTTTATCACGATCATCTTAATAGAGTCAATGCTGAAATACTTTCATTATGGGAAAGAGGCTATGTGGACATAGACTTTTTAGCAAAAGAGCCAATAGTAACAATTACAGATAAATCTTTTGATCCTGTAGAAATGTCAAAACTACGCAAGCAGGATGTCTGGGCTATAGAAGAACTTAAACGCCTAACTCGTAAAAAATAACTCTGATATAATAAAAGCATGAGTCATATTGTAGAAGGCGATTTTGTAATGGGTGAAACAAAGGTAGGTCTTGTCCATGGAAAAATTGAACACATAATGACAGAGGGAGGAACTCTTGGAAGTGAGGGTTCAGAATATGCTCTTCAGTCAATGCCTCCAGAAAACCCTGCAATGTCCGTTAGAATTTATGAAGAACAAAAAGAAAAAGGTAGTTGGAAAGAAAGTGCATACAGTATTGGCATGATGCATAATGATGCTACTAAACTAGATAGATTAGAAGGGCATCATATGAACACAGATATGGAAATGGGAAAGTCTTATCATTCAGAAGATGAAGAAATGGATAAGTGGGACAACGTAGCAAAAGCATGTTGGGTTGGGTATGAACAACGTGGCATGAAAGAAAAAGGTGGACGTATGGTTCCTAATTGCGTTCCTGTTGGAAAAACATACGAGATAGAAGATGATATGGAAAAAGCAAAATCAGTTTCTGTCGGAGATCACGTAACATTTGGAGTTCCAAAACCACCAGATAAAACAGAATCTGCACATGGAGTTGTAGAAAGGGTTGAACGTTCTGGAACTGTAAACATTGCGGGTACTAATGAAAAAGTAGAAGCGTCTGCAGATAATCCTGTAGCAGTTATAAGAGTTTATGCAACAGATGAAAAAGGTAAAAGAACAAAGACAGATAGACGTGTTGCAAAACCAGTTAAGTCTTTAAGAGTTTCTTCTGAACCTATTGATAATGAAAAAATGTATGACATGGATGACACCATGGCAAAGGCTTCTGAATCAAGATTAAGAGAACTTGTTGAAAATTACAATAAAGGTAAAGATGGTGATAAAAGAATTACCGTAGCAACGCTACAAGCAGTTTATCGCCGTGGTATTGGAGCATATAGAACTAACCCATCATCAGTGCGTGGGAGTGTTTCTAGTGCAGAGCAATGGGCGATGGGTAGAGTAAATGCTTTTATGGCTGGACTGCGTGGAAGATTTCCAAGAAAACCATTTGACCTAGATTTATTTCCAAAAGGACATTCAAGATCAACGAAGAAATCATTGTTTGAAGACTTTGCAAAAAGCGTAGACAAGCCAGAAAGAGTGGTAAACCTTTTCCCTGAGTCTAATACAATTAAGAAACAAGCAGAGGGATGGGGCGGATCTATATTTGATTTAAATCCGTTTAAAAAATAATGTCTAAAAAATCTTCAGCATCTTTCTTTAAAAACCATGCATTCAATCCATTGCAAATAAAGAATGGAAGAATTGTTCGTTTAAGGAAAGACGGTAGCATTAAAGCGGATCTTGGTCAGTATCCAAAAGAAAAAAAGGGGGCAAGTAATGGCAAATAAAGAACAAAAGGGTAATGTTAATAAAAAGAAAGAGCCAAAGATGACTCTTAAAGAAAAACGTACTGCTAAGCAAGAAAAGAAGAAATCAAAATGAATACATTTTATTTCTTGCATTCATTAGCAATAGGATTATTAATGATTGGTTCATTTTTTATGGGCAAGTCTTATGAAAAAAACAAGGTAGAGGAACATGGCTGATACATACACTCCTACATCTGGCATGAAGGCTGCTGCTCGTCGTGCTTTAAAATGGAAAGCGGATGGCAAGGCCAAGGGAGCAGGAACTCCAGTAGGTTGGGGACGTGCAACTGATATTGTAAATGGATCAGCAATGTCTCTTAGTACTGTTAAAAGAATGTACTCTTTTTTCTCACGCCATGAGGTAGATAAAAAAGGAAAAGGCTTTTACGATGGTCCAGAGTTTCCATCTAATGGAAGAATTATGTGGGATGCTTGGGGCGGAGATGCAGGTTTCTCTTGGAGCCGTGCAATTACGCAAAGAGAAAAGAAAAAACTAGAGAAGGTTTGGCAGGGAACTGCCTTTGATCTAAGAAAGTAGGGGGTAATGGAAAATTTAGAAAAAAATGAACTACTTCAACTAATAAGATTTTATAAACAAAAACTATCTGACGTAGAACTAGAGTCATTAAAACTACAACTTGAGGTTAATAAACTTAACTCTATGGTTTTAAGTTTAAGCCAAGAACCAGTCAAAAAAACTAAATAGTATGGAATATTTATTAATTATGGGCTTGACATTGTTGTCTTATTGGTCTATAATTAAAATATCAAACAAAAGAAGAATGATATTTTTAAACAAAAATAAATATAGACAAAGTTCTATTTATGAAATGGTTAAAGATATTGTTCCAAAACAAAGGTTTGATAAGCCTAAAGTTATAACGCAGTCTCAAAGACATATTCAAAAAAATATGCTAAGGGTCGTAATAGCAGACGGAAGCGCATATTGGATATTAAATAATGTTTTTTATACTGCAAATGCTATAAATGGCAGGGTAGATGAAGAAACAATAAAGCCATTAGATATTGAAAATATGCCAACAAAAGAATTAGATAAGATGTTATCAATACTTGATGACTTAAAACAAGGGGTAGGACCAAATGATAATAGCGGTGCAGGGAACAAAGGAATTTAACGACTACAACGTATTCCTTCGTGCTATGAGTGTTGCATTATCTGGTATGAAAGATGGAGATAATGATTTTATTATTTACTCTGCTGGTCCATCAAGAATAAATCACTTTGTTTCAGAGTTTTCTAACTTATCTGAACGAGGGATGAAAGCAAGAGGCAAAAAAATTAAGTTTTATAATGCTGCACCAATATGGTTAAGTGAAAATATAAATCAAATTAATTATTTTGTTTTTTTAAGTCGTCCAAAAGAATCAAAATCAAAATTGGTTCTAGTAGCAGAAGCAAACAATATTGATGTTGGTCTTTTTAGGTATTAGGAGAATAAAATGATTATTAGAAGTTTAAATACAATGGAAAAAATTATAAATAAAAATAACAATCTATTATGGCGTGGCTGGGATGTAATTGATTTAAAAGAATCAGAGACTGCAAAAACATCTTCCGTGGGTATTAGAGTAAAAGATAAATGGTATTTGCATAGAATCTACAAACCTGGTCGTAATGGTTGGGATATACCAAATAAGTATAAGGATTAATCTTGAAACAGCATTTGTGGAAAGACGAAGCCTTATGTTTGGGAATGGACAACAACGCATTTTTTGATAAGTATGAAGATCACGAAGAATCTAGAAAAAATATTGACGCACTTTGTAAACAATGTCCAGTAAAAAAAATATGTTTTGCAAACGGTATATCTGGAAAAGAATGGGGCGTTTGGGGCGGGGTATACCTAGAAGGTGGAGAAGTTTCAAGAGAATTTAATAAACATAAAACCAAACAAGACTGGTCAATTACTTGGCAAGCCTTAACCATGGAGTAAAAATGTATACAGATATTATGCGTAAGGCTGTACATTCAATTACACCACCCAAAGGGTTTGGTGTTGAGATTATTGACAATGAACACTTTCTTACGGTAAAATTAGATGAAAAAAAGTTTTTACACATGGGACATGATGATAAAATATCAGCCCTACAATACGTAGTAAAATTAAAAAAGTCTTTGGAAGAATGTGGTGCTATAGTTTTAGTAACTAGAGAGGCAATAAAATGATTAAACAATTATTTAAAATTATTGTTTGCAAAGTTAAAAGCCATATCTTGGTTACTGCTGGAGCATGTCCATTTACTGGAAAAAGTTATAACGCCTGTACAAGATGTGGAGCAATGATAGCAATATGAAAAAGAAAACAAAAATAATAATACTAATAATTCTATCTTTCTTGACTGCCGTAACTCTTTGGGTAGCAGCAAATTTTAAAAAAATATCTGATTTAGATATTTTTGATATAGAGAATGACTAGGTTAAAAAGATATGAAGAACCTTTAATGAAGGCCTTAAAAATCGTTTATAGGCTTATTTGGGGTATCCCTACGGGCGCTGGTAAAGCCCAGGATAGAGTACAATAGATATTATGGAAATGATGCTTTTGATATTTTTTGCTACCCTGTCTTTTTCCTTTGGGCTATCCTATTGGGCTACGCTTGATAAATTAAAAAAAACCAACTTGCTGTTGGCTGAACTTTTTATAAAAACCAGGGCACTTGAAGAATTAAACTCACAAGTAAATAACAGCATCAGTATGTCTGACGACACAATACATAAAGAAAACTTTATAAAATTTCTCTCTGACTCAAGAGATTGGGCCTTTGAGTATATTGAAAGGTCTCAGCAAACCATTAAAGAGGTTTCAGATGAACTGAGGATAAAAGGTTTGGATAACTATTCAGAAAAACTTTTAGCCCTTTTACCAGAGACGAATCAAGAAAAACAATAATATGAGAGACATTTTATTATCAACTATTACAGGTTTTGGATGTGGTGTTGTATTTGCTGCATTCAAATTACCAGTCCCAGCACCACCAGTTTTTGCGGGAGTCGCAGGAATTGTTGGTCTATGGATTGGGTTTACAACAATAACAAAAGTTATATCCTAGGAGGAATAATGAATAACCTATTAAACGATAAGACAAAGGCAATGCTGGCATCATACGGACGATCTGTTCTTGGTTCAGTAATTGCGCTTTATATGGCTGGCGTAACAGATCCAAAAGATCTATGGGCTGCATTAGTTGCTGCTCTAGCGCCCGTTGCATTGAGAGCGCTCAATCCTAACGACAAAGCGTTTGGCGTATTACCAGATACTGGTATTATTTCAGATGCTCTTGGTAAGATTGTGCCTGTTAAAAGTGCACCAAAAAAGAAGACTGCTAAAAAGAAGTAGTTTAATTATAGAAAATGGGTCTAGTTTTATTCTGGGCCCATTTTTTAATTAAGGAGTTATTATGAAAAAACTATTGGTTGTGATGCCAGTACACAATGATGGCATGTATATTGAAAGAGCAATAAATAGTATAATTAATCAAACATTTCAAAACTTTGTTTTATACATCGTTAATGATTTATCAACAGATGACTCTTTAAATAAAATAAAAAAATATTTACACAATCCAAAAATTAGATTAATAAATAATGAAAAAAATGGTGGATGCTTTTACAGCAAAAACACTGGAATCAATTTATTAGAAACAGAAGATTTTGATGTTTACACCACACATGATGCAGATGATTTTTCTGACTCAACAAGGTTTGAAAAAGTAATGAATATATTTAATAATGAAAATATAATTGCATTAGAAGATTATGAATTAAGAATAGGGGGAATGGTGCCAGATTGGTACGCCAAGCCTGGCGAAGTAATGCCCAATCACGCCCATGCATTTTTTAGCAAAAAAGCCTTTAACATATTTGGATACTACGATAATTTTTTCTGTGGGGCAGATACTGATTATTGGCATAGAGCCTTAAAGTATAGTAAAATAAATACATCCTCTATAGTTTTTAGATTGCCAGAATTACTGTATTATGCACAAGTTACTGGCAATAATATGATATTGAAATATGGAAAAGAAATAAGAGATCCATATTTTAAAAAACATATGGAAGAAATTAGTAAAATGAAAGAGGATAAAGATTTTTATAGACCATTTTTTAATATAGAGGAGGCAATAAAATGAAATACTTAGTAACTGGTGGTGCTGGATTTATTGGATCAAACATAGTTGATTCTTTGATTAAACTTGGTCATGAAGTTGTTGTTATTGACAATGAATCTTCTGAGTCTCACGATCATTTTTTTTGGAATGAAAATGCAAAGAACTACAAATTAGACATATGTGATTATGAAAATACAAGAAGCCTTTACGATGGAGTTGACTACGTATTTCATGTTGCAGCAGAAGCAAGAATACAGAGAACAATAAAAAATCCAATAAGATCTGTAAAAACAAATGTAGTTGGAACTATAACAGTGCTTCAATGTTCAAAAGAAGCAAATGTTAAAAGAGTCGTATATTCTTCAACATCTTCTGCGTATGGAAAGAATGAAATACCAAATGAAGAAACACAGTTAGATGATTGTTTAAACCCATATTCAATTTCTAAGGTTGCTGGAGAAAAATTATGCTCAATGTATACAAACATTTTTGGATTAGACACAATAATATTTAGATATTTTAACGTATATGGAGATAAACACCCAACAAAAGGTATATATGCACCAGTGATTGGACTGTTTGATGTTCAAAAATTAAATGGTGAAAAATTAACAATTGTTGGCGATGGAGAACAAAGAAGAGATTTTACAAATGTTAAAGATGTTGTAGATATAAACATACTTGCAACAACAAAAGATATTGATCGTAAATATTTCGGTAATGTTTTTAATGTTGGAACTGGAACAAATTATTCTGTAAATCAGATTGCATCTTTCATATCAGATGACACCATTAACATTCCAGAAAGACTTGGAGAGGCAAGAGAAACACTTGCAAATATTAAAAAAGTAAAAGAAGTTTTTGATTGGGAACCAAGTATAACTTTAGATCAATGGTTTAAAGAAAGAAGTATTTAGTGATAAAGTTTTTTGAAACAGATACAAATAGATTGTGTAGAAATTATAAATATGCAATTTGGGAATAAAAAAGACTTTGTATACATATGTAAAGATGGAGTAAACGAAGAACTAAAGTATTCAATTAGATCTGTTGTTGAAAGTTTTCCAGAAGCAACTATATGGATTGTTGGTGGTAAGCCTGAATGGTATACAGGAAACTATATACAAGTAGAACAAAAAGAATCAAAATATAAAAATGCTGTAAAAAATTTAGAAACAATTTGTTTTTCACAAGAAATATCAGAATCTTTTATTTTAATGAATGATGACTTTTATATTATTAAAAAAATAGACAAGATAGAAAATTTTCATAGTGGCTTCCTATTAGATAAGATAAACTTATATCAAAAACTAAATGGTAATTCTCAGTATACTAGAAAACTTTCGGGCACATATAAAAAACTTAAAGCATTGGGATTTGAGAACCCTTTAGACTATGAACTCCACGTCCCCATGATTATGGAAAAAGAAAAATTAAAGATAGTGTTAGAACTTTTAGATCAATTTTTATGGAGATCTATATACGGAAACAAATTTGATGTTGGTGGCACACAAATGGAAGACGTAAAGGTTTACAACTCTGGACCTTTAGTTCTTAAGTCTTATAATTTAAACATAGATAATCATACTTATTTGTCTAGTGCAGACAGTTCATTTAATAGTATATTTAATAAAATACTTAAATTTAAATTTGATAAAAAAACTAAATTTGAGAAATAAGTTCTAGGTATTTATCTTTTAGCACTGTTGGTGCAAAGTTGTTAAATCCTATATTATAAGCCTGCTCTTTATAGTTAGTTTTATCATTGACAGACATATACTTGTCAATTGTCTGCGCTAACAAGACATTGTTTGCTTCAAACAAATTAATTCTAACTTTTGTTCTAATTGTTCCTATAGAATCTGATTCAACTAACCAATCTTGTGGCAAAATCTGATTGTTAGGTGAAACATTTGTCATAAAAACTGGTAGACCAGAAAGCAAAGCCTCATTCATTGGTAAGCATAATCCTGCATATCGTCTTGGTAATACCATAGCATCAAAGCCGTTATACATATCTTCCCTGTTTTCTGGGTTATCAACTTCAATCTTTAGTCTTGAGTCTGTTACATTAATTACTATTTCACTTTGACTTTTAATAACTAATTCATAATCTGCTTTAGAGTGCTTTAGCATATTTATTACAGTTTCAGTACCATTTCTATCTTTGGCTGCTTTCTTTCCAGCAATGTGTAATAGTCTATTGTGTGATTTAGAGATGTTATTATTTTTTGCAGTTGCAAACAACTCAGGGGTAGTTGGAGGTGGAAGATGCATTATTCTTGTTCTATCTCCAAACATCTGTTGAATTGTTTCAATTTGCCATAAACTAGGAGATAGCAATACAGTTGGTAGCGGTAGTTCTGGGTTTGATAAATGACCAAACAATTCGTAATTGTATTGCAAGATGGTTTTTACGCCACGTTTATTTGCAAACCTTATAAAGTTTTGATCGTAAAAGGTTTCACAACTTAGCACAACATCTACATCACCTAAAAACATTTTCATCTGTTGAACAGTTGGAAACCCATGTGTTTTAATACAACTGTATTGGTCATACCATTCTGGATGTTGTTTATTGTTATTAAACGGGGTAGAGTCAATTAAAAGAATCTTATCAGGACTAAGCATATTAACTAACTCTCTAGTCTGATTACCAAGTCCAGTGTTATCTGATCTTGCTATGATTCCTAGTCTCATTCTTTATACCCCCAAGTTTCATCGTCT